AATTCACGGTCTTGATGCAGAAGCTGAATTGGCCAACATTCTTTCACAAGAAATTCTTGCTGAAATCAACCGTGAAGTTATCCGTACCATCTACAAGGTTGCAAAGCCAGGTGCCGCTTCAACAGCATCAGCAGGTACATTCGACCTTGACGTAGACTCAAACGGTCGTTGGTCAGTAGAACGCTTCAAGGGCTTGATGTTCCAAATCGAACGTGATGCAAACGTAATCGCACAAGAAACCCGTCGCGGTAAGGGTAACTTCATCGTCTGTTCATCAGACGTTGCAGCAGCTCTTGCAATGGCTGGCAAGTTGGATTACACACCAGCTCTTTCAGGCAACGACGGTATCTCATCAGATGACACAGGCAACACATTCGCAGGTACATTGAATGGTCGCTTCAAGGTGTTCATTGACCCATACTCAGCCAACACATCAGCAGCATCACAATTCGTGATGGTTGGTTACAAGGGTTCAAATGCATATGACGCAGGTTTGTTCTACTGCCCATACGTTCCTCTCCAAATGGTTCGTGCAATTGATCCAAACACATTCCAACCTAAGATTGGATTCAAGACACGTTACGGCATGATTGCAAATCCATTCGTAACACAAGCAGGTGGCGCAACAGACGGCGACACATTCACTGCTGACCGTAACCACTACTATCGTTTGTTCGCAGTAACAAACCTTCTATAATAATAGAAGTAGTAGTTAAGCAAAAAAAGGAAGGGAGAGTTCTTCGGGACTATTATTGTATTCATCCCAGACATAGTAATTTTAACACTTTGTCAAGTACCTGTCAACTCCCGAGTTTCACCAATGCCAACTACATCAAAAATAACCATATCTGAAGCACAATGGGAAAATCGCCAACCGGATGAACTTGATTACCTAAGACCAAATGGATTTCGTTTTCTTATTCAAAGTCTACCAAAGGTAACTTATTTTTGTCAAGCTGCAAACATTCCTAGTATGACATTAGGTTTTGCTATACAACCTACACCACTAGTTAACATACCAAAGCCAGGTGAGAAAATTGATTTCGGTGATTTAGTTATACGATTCATGATTCAAGAAGATATGGCAAATTATATTGAATTATACAATTGGATAGTAGGATTAGGATTCCCTGAAAACCATAATCAATTTCGTGACCGTTTCAATCAACAGGCATTCAGAAATCCACAAATCAATAACACAGACGTAGGACCAGAAGGTTCACCTACCGTTCCAAGAAAAACAGATTTAACAGAATATAGTGATGCCACTTTAATGGTTATGGGTTCTGATAACAATGTTGTGGCTCGCCTTAACTTTTTGGATTGTTTTCCTGTATCTCTTTCAGGATTGGATTTCGGGTCGTGAGGAGGTTCTATGAAATTAAACGAAATACAAGCAATGTGGGCAGAAGATTGTAAAGTTGACCAAACGAATCTTGGTCGCTCTGCTGCCCGTGTACCTGAATTACACGCAAAATATTTGAATATGTTAACATCGGTTCGCCTACAATATCGTAAGGCGGAAGCCGATTATCTTCGTTTGCGTAAGTTGAAGTTTCGGTATTACCGTGGTGAGTTAACCCGCGAAGAACTTACAGAATTAGGTTGGGAACAATATCTAAGCAATCGTCCATTGAAAAATGAAATGGATGAAGTGATGACCACCGATGATGACATCATTCAGCTTACTGATAAACTGGAATACATTAAAACTGTATTATACCAACTTGAACAAATTCTCAAAAGCATCAATAGCAGAACTTGGGATGTGAAGTCTGCCATTGAATGGTACAAGTTCACAAACGGTGGATTGTGAGTACTGTTACAATTTCTAAAAAGGATGAAGTATATCTTCGAGTAGATGCCGACCCGGATGTTCTCTTGGAGATGAATGACTTCTTCACCTTTGCTGTACCTGGCGCACAATTCACGCCTCAATATCGTGCAAAACTTTGGGATGGAAAAATTCGGTTATTAAGTTTGTTCACCAAAGAATTGTATGTGGGATTATCTTCCTATGTTGAAGAATTCTGTAAAAGAAATGATTACAAGTTTGTAAATAATTGTAATTCAACCTACGACCAAGGTGATATTGATTCCTTTATTAGTTCAATGAATTATCATTCAAATGGTAAGCCGGTCAACATTCGTGATTATCAAGCCGATGCTGTTCGTGAAGCCATCACCAAGGGACGAACACTTCTGTTATCTCCAACAGCAAGTGGTAAGAGTCTTATCATTTATACATTGGTTCGTTGGCACCAACAACACAACCGCCGTCAACTCATCATCGTTCCTACCACAAGTCTTGTAGAACAAATGTATGGTGACTTTGCCGATTACGCCACAGGTTCCGATTGGAAGGCGTCCGAGAATTGCACACGCATCTATTCAGGCAAAGAAAAAATCACCAACGTGCCTGTGGTGATTTCCACCTGGCAAAGCATTTATAAGATGCCTAAAAGTTTCTTTGAAAACTTCGATGTCATCTATGGCGACGAATGCCATTTATTCAAAGCCAAATCATTATCCTCTATCTTTCACTATAAAGTAACCAGTACAAAAAAGCTCATGGATACGAACCAATTGGCAGAATTGAAAATTCGTTGTGTAACCTTGGATTACACCGATGAAGAAAAACAATTGTGCAAGAAGTTCAGTTATCAAGAAGAAATTGATTGGTTGGTAACACACCCAAAACGAAACAACTTCATTCGGAATCTTGTGTTAGACCAAAAGGGAAACACTCTGGTGTTGTTTCAATATGTTGAAAAACATGGTGAAGTGTTGTACGACATGATTTCTAAAAAATTGGAAAATGGGCGTGATTTGTTTTTCGTTCACGGCGGGGTGGAGGCAGGGGATAGAGAACAAGTTCGTGCCATTACAGAACAATCTTCCAATGCCATCATCTTGGCATCCTACGGTACGTTCTCTACAGGCATAAATATTAGAAACCTTCATAACATTGTGTTTGCATCACCTACGAAATCTCGTATCAGAAACCTACAAAGTATTGGTCGTGGATTGCGTTTAGGTGAACAAAAAACAAGTTGTAAGTTATATGATATTGGTGATAACTTATCATGGAAGTCACATAAGAATTACACACTATTGCATCTAATTGAGCGAGTGAAGATTTACAATGAAGAAGGATTCGATTATAAACTTCTCACGGTACCGTTAAATGCATGAACAAGACCTACATTACAAAATAGTTAAATTGAAAACAGGTGAAACTATTTTGTGTACAATGGATAATGATGTTCGCAGTACATTAACAGAAACACATATTCGCATTAATACACCTGTTCAAGTTATTCCTCAACGTGAAACAAGACGCGGTAATGATATCATTGGTGAAACATTTGTGTTACGTCCTTGGATTGGGTTGAGTGATAGTGAACAATTCACAATAAGTTCTGACATTGTGATGACTATAGGTAATTTAAAGCGTGAAGTTAAACAACAGTATATTGAATACGTGCATCACTCCCAACAATCTCGTCAACGCATGGAAGATTCACATGCTGCCTATGAATTGTTATGTGAAGTGACACCAGGTGAAGTTAACATTATTGACATAGAATGGGAAGGTGATTATGAGAACCAAGAGAACGAATAAGGAAAACAACAAGCATTACATTGATAATGCAGAATTTCTTGCTGCGTTAATTGAACACAAGAAACGTGTTAAGGCGGCTGAAAAGGCAGGGGAGGAAAAACCTCAAGTCCCTGATTACATAGGTGATTGTTTCATCAAGATTGCCAACCACCTTGCATACAAAAGCAATTTCATCAATTATAGCTTTCGTGAAGATATGATTTTGGATGCCATTGAAAATTGTTTGATATACATGGACAATTTCGATCCAAAGAAATCTAGCAATCCATTTGCCTATTTCACGCAAATCACCTACTACGCCTTTGTGCGAAGAATACAAAAAGAAAAGAAACATCTTCAAACCAAATATCGGTATATAGAATCTTTGGATATTGATTCCATTATCCGACAGGCGCACGATGAAGGCGAGTACAATAACGCCTTTGTGAACTTCTTGAAGAAACAAGCAGATACGGCACAACAAGAATTGTCTGATTCCAAGAAGGATAAAAAGACAACTAGAAAACCAAAATACCTTCAGCAACTTGATGATGAAGTGGTTTTGGATGTGGAATACCAAGAGGAAGAATCAGAAGAATTTTTATATTGACAATACCTAAATAGTTGTTATATTACTGTTAACTCTGTGAGGAAAACTATATGCGTATTCGATATTCAGAAATTTTCTATTCTTTCCAAGGTGAGGCTGAACTGGCAGGAACCCCTGCCGTTTGGCTTCGTTTCTTTGGTTGTAATTTAAATTGTGAAGGTTTTGGTCAGCAAAATCCCACTGACCCTTCAACATATAAGTTACCATACAAGGACTTCAATGTGGATACGGTTAAAAACATTGAAGAACTTCCTGTATGGTCATTTGGTTGTGACTCCTCATATTCCTGGTCACAACTTTATAAGCATCTAGCGCATGATGCATCTGTTACGGAAATTGTTGATAGATTGATTGAGGCGAACAAAAATCAACATAATCCAGAAGGATTGTTCCGCCATCCAGTGACAGGTCAAAACACCATGTTGTGTTTTACAGGTGGCGAACCCATGCTACAACAACAGGCCATGATGAAGATTTTAACTGAAATGGCCCATCGGGGAAATATGCCTCGAATTGTCACGGTGGAAACAAATGCCACGAAACCTTTGAGCGAGGAACTTCGACGTTTCATTGCTCAAGATTTCAGACAAATGGGTGGTGTGCGTTGGCATTGGTCCATGAGTCCCAAGTTATACACGGTGTCAGGTGAAAGAAATGTGGTGATGCCAGACATCATTCGTGAATATGTGTTTACAGTGGCCACATCCATTTTGAAATTTGTATGTAATGGAACATGTGGGCAGTTTACACCACATATTTGGGTGATGCCTGTAGGTGCCACTAAGGATGCACAAGAGGATCCTTTTATTGGTGATTTGTGTATTGAAGCAATGAATCGTGGTTATAGCGTTGCCACACGCAATCATTGTTATGTCTTTGGCAACGTAATTGGGAGATAATATGAAGTCACAACAACGTTATAATGCACACGCTATTCGTAATGCTTTGAGTAAATGTGACCCCGAATTGGGGCTGAAGGTACACAAGCATTTAAAGTCATTGGGTGTTGAAACTCCTTTCATTGAAACTTCAGAATTTTCTGACCGAAAGGTGAAGAAGATTGAAAAGCATTTCACCTCCATTATGGAAATTCTTGGTATGGACTTGACTGATGATTCACTTCAGGATAGTCCCGCTCGTGTTGCCAAGATGTTTGTAAATGAATTGTTCTGGGGATTAGACCCCGCCATGTTCCCAAAGTGTACTGCCATTGAAAACAAGATGGGTTATGATGAGATGGTGTTGGAGCGTGATATTGGTGTAACTTCCTGTTGTGAACATCATTTCGTAACCATCTCCGGTTCAGCACACGTTGCCTATATTCCCAAGAACAAGGTGTTGGGATTGAGCAAGTTGAATCGTGTTGTGGAATATTTCTCACGCCGCCCACAAGTACAAGAACGTTTGGCTGAACAAATCTATCATGCCTTGTCTTTCATTCTTGAAACACCTGATGTGGCTGTGGTGATTGATGCTGAACATTTCTGTGTGAAGGCACGTGGTATTCAAGACCCACATTCCACAACGGTAACTTCTAAGCTCGGCGGGTGCTTCAAGGATAAGCCAGAAGTTCGTGCTGAATTCATGAATTTAATCAAGAGGTAATATGAGCAACATTGGTGTGATGATTGATTTGGAGACCATGAGTACCGAATCAAACGCAGCAATTTGTTCAATAGGTGCAGTAAAATTCAGTATTGAGGATGGTATTCTTGATACATTTTACTGCACCGTAGATGCCGCTGATTGTAAGAAACATGGATTGCACATTTCTGCCGATACAGTCAAGTGGTGGAGTAAGCAACCTAAGGAAGTATTGGAAGAACTACGTAGAGACAATTTACCTTTAATTGATGCACTCACAAAATTCTCCAAGTGGTATGGGTCAACACAATATCCTACATGGGGATGTGGTTCTGATTTTGATAATGTGATTATAGAAAATGCATACAAGGCAGTTGGTATGACTCGTCCTTGGAATGCCTGGAAGAATAGATGCTATCGTACCATTCGAGAAGTGATACAAGTTCCTATGGAACCACGTGAAGGAACCTATCATAATGCACTTGATGATGCCTTATATCAAACAAAACACCTATTGAAAATATTTGGGAGCTAAGATGTTTGAATATGTTGCCTCAGGATTATCTTTTTTACGATGTAATTTCAAAGATACACATTCTGGGTTTTTGTTGAATGAGTTGAATAATATGTGGGCAACAATTCGTGGACAATATGACCATGAATTTTCCTTCCTATATAATGCTCACGTAGAAAAACATTTCGGAGAAGTATTTTACTCTGCCTATAGAGGCAAGGGTATTAACCAAGTGTATGCCGACTCAGGTGGGCTACAAATGGTGACTCTTGGATTGTCTATTACTGATGAATTGAAGCAAAAGGTGTATGATAGCCAGGCGGCATATTCTGATTGTGCCATGAGCTTTGATGAAATTCCTGTTTCATTATTGAG